CTGGAATGTAGGCCCACGCCAAGTGGAGAAGGAAACCAATGATCTTAACGCTATGGTTGATGTCGATTATCATGTTGATATGAAGACTCATCTAGCGCGTAATTTTAGACCATTGGTGTTGTACACAGTACAACCTACTCGTGCTAGCGTGGACCGAGGTGAATACAAGTATTGTTTTAATTTAAACAATCAACTTGATTACACCGTGTCTGGTGGTGGACGTTATGTCCATGAGGTGTGGAACTGGAAAGGTGATTCTGTTGCGGCAACTAGGAAAATATTTTGTATTCCTATAACACGCAGCATCTTCAACATTGAGCGGAAACGTGTGGATGAGGACCATCAATTGGTCCTTCTTACTCCGTTGGTAAAGTTCAAAGGTATGAGATGCTGGTTGAGTTATTATGCTGCTGAATGCAATGAACTCGAAAGGCTTAAAGCTGTTCAAGGCGACTTTTCGAGAATCATAATAAACACCAGCAGTGGCATAGAAGTATCAACGGCTAAAACCGGAGGATACCTCTGTGCTACTGTTCCGGTGTCTATAGATGATGCCATTGCTTCAGCTGCATTGACTACTAAGAAGTTGTCACACAGTACTGTAAAGGCTAAGATGGCCCTTTTAGCGGACTTTACAGGTTCTGAGATTCTCTTAGAATATCACCTTAATGGAAGGAAACCTGGAGATAGAGTGGATGCGTTGGACGCAGTGCGCTCTTTCCAGTGGATGAAGACTTATCAGGATTACGAGCCTGAGAACCCGTCTATGGTAGCCTTCATGGCTCCCTTATATGACGCGGCATTTGTGCCTGACGGATGTGGAAACAATGATTCACGTATGGTTGAGGAGAGAGTTAATAAATTAAAACAAGATAAACAAGATGCATTAACACCCTTTCTCCATAGAGCCATAGTTGAATTTTGTGAAAACTTTAAATCCGTTGTTGGAGGCGACATATGCCCTGTTGAATATGAGGAAGTTTATGTGAGGCAGCCTAAGCCATCTCAACGTAGAATTCTAGAAGAGTCAGAACATGGTGTTCGTAATGAACAAGCATCAGTGTTTCAGAAGACAGAAGCTTATGGGTCATGTAATGACCCAAGAGCGATTACGCAAATTAATGGA